CAAGGAACTCGGCCCTATCCTTAGTAAGGTCCAGAAGATGCTGAACAACAACGGTACCCTATTTACTGTGAAATACATTAAGCAATGTAGATTACATGTAACTAGGTACATTTGTGGTCAACCTCTACTGGTCAGCCCACTAAAGATATCTTTGAAAGATGGATTTCCCACTCTTTTCTTAGGTCTAAAAGATCTAGTTGACTCAGGAAGACCAATGGGTATAAGGTACTCATTGACTCTTCTTAGTATATCTAAGATCCTTTGACCTAGAAAAGGTGAAGAAATACCCTTAGATGTATCAACTATAACAAACCCTAGTACCGCTGTTTGACTTCCATCAAACGAGGCACTAGCGCGTGTTATAAATTTGATGCAACTAAAGGACCCCAGAACATCATTTGGTGATCATCCCTTACGGGTCATAACAAAAGCGGGTCCTGATGGACCGCAGCTTATGTCATGAACATCAACAGTTAAAAAGTTTACTGCTGGTGTATGATTCCACTTAATGATGATTGAGGACCAATCCTTCATCGATTGACTGAAAGTCATAATGAAGAGGGGTTTAACCTATGATAGTAAGGACGTAAAACATCTTTACTGTCGTAGATTAAGTGTTGTTAAGGATCCGGAGTGTAAGATGAGGATTATAGCCATTTTTGACTATATCTCTCAAAGTGCACTCCAACCTCTCCACGATGATATCTTTAAAATATTAAAGAATATCCCCGAGGACAGGACATTTACACAGAATCCTAGATTCCATGTACCTGTAGACCCAAAACAACGCCTCTGATCATTGGATCTTTCAGCTGCAACAGACCGATTCCCTATCAAGCTGCAACAAAATATTTTATCTCTATTAAGAGGAAAAGATTTTGCGCAGGCATGATATGGGATCATGGTATCGGCGGCTTTTAAGCATCCAATGGATGATTCGGCAGTATTCTACGCTGCCGGTCAACCTATGGGAGCTAAAAGCTCGTGAGCAGTTTTTGCGCTTTGTCACCACATTATCATCAGGTATTGTGCCTACATAGTAGGCCTACACAACTTCAAGAACTATATAGTCCTTGGAGATGATGTAGTAATAAATAATGATAGAGTGGCAGCTAAGTACAAAGAAGTCATGTCTCTTCTTGGTGTTGAGATTTCAGCTTCAAAAACTCATGTGTCTTACGACATATATGAGTTTGCGAAACGTTGAATTTCAGTCACTAAGGGAGAGATGACTCCATTACCTATTAGGGGAATAGTCGAAAATATCAAGAACAAGTTTATTGTTTTTAATATATTATTTGACTACTTCTTTAATAAAGGTAATGGCTACTACGCTAGAACCAGTCTTGTTTCATCTGTCAGTGAACTGTACTACCATCTCACTAAGTATAAATCAGTTAGAGGGAAAGGAAACTTTCAATCTAAAAGATCTATACTTGGGATCTTAGATCCTTACAACTTCCTTTTAAGGTATAACCTTGGTTTCGCAACTTATGACGAGATAAGAAATTATCTTGCTAAGTATACTGTGAAACAAGGAGATAACTCATTACCGAATCCCAAGGTAGTTCCAGAAGTAATATCTGGAGTCCTTGTTATCGCGGTTTTGGGTGTTGTAAGGGTATCTTTGAACAGAATGAACGAAATGTATCAAAAGATCATATCTATTGATAATTCCGAGTTATTCTGTGATGGAAAGGCCTTACCCTTATTTAGTAGTATTTACTCGAATGTAAACTCTATGGCAGAATTTGCCATGGGTTTAAATCCAAGATCAGTACAACTAGATAAGGCAATGGAAGCATTAATACAGCTTGATATAGAGTCCATAACATCTTATGAAAGGCCAAAATTAATTGGCTATAGGATGTTTGGGTCTATATCTCAAAACTTCAGGCGGGAGTTAAGATTTGATCTTAATCAACTTAACCCACCAGCGAGAAGTATGACTGTCATTAAAGCTGCCAAGGACCTTCAGGTTAACCTTGATCGATTCAGAAAGAACCAG